CCTGACATCCCTGCTTGCTGATCAAACTGCGCTTGCTGTATTGCGCGTTGCTGTTGACCGGTAATGTCAAATTGAGCTGCACGCTGCGCCTGATTAAAAGCATTAGCTCTTTCTCTTGCAATAAGATCCGCCGCCTGTTGACCGTATGCCTTGCGCGTTTCTGCTTCAGCTATGCCTTGACGAGAACCACCAAATGCTTTGGCGGCCGTAGCTTGAGCGCCTTGCTGATTTAACGCCATTTCTTGTGCGCCGCCTAAATCGCGCAATCCTGATTCAATAACTGCGTCAGTGTATGGCGACATGTAATTAGCCATGTTTGCATCTGCAATGCTGCCAACATTTCCAATTTGGGCTGCTTGCGCTGTTGGAGTAGCCATATTGGCTATATCGCTATAAGTATCTGCCGCTTCATTATATAGAGGCGTTCCCATGCTTAGCGCACCATAACCGGTCATCGCTTGCTGTTGTAAAGGCGTCATGCCTGCAACGCGCTGACCCTCGAAGGATTGATATGGCTGCGCTAAAAAGTCTTGAGCAAATGGTATAACAGTGCCTTCCAAAAAGTCCTGTTGGAATTGTGGCATACTTTTTGTTTCGGTGCTTTTAGATCCCATTATCTTAACTCCATCTCATAATGAGTAAACATCGCTTGAAATGGCGACGTGTCCACATATTTTTCAAAACCTTTGCGTCCATCAGCTTCTATAGCATCAAGCCCTGCATCTACTGCTAATTTTTTTAACAACTCTAATGCTTCACTCATCCACTGTCTCATTCGCTTACCGCCAATAAACTCAATCTTTAAATTTTTTCTTTGAGGGTGCTTTACAACCACGGTTGTCATGGCTGCTACTAACTTGTCCTCGAGATGAATAAGCCACATAACAGAGCCACCACCTCTTATGTCGTCTTCAACGTCTTGCATAGTGACGTTGTGAGACTGCCTTAATACCGCAGGAGCTATTAAATCCATGCCTTCGCTCAGCCAGTCGTCAAAGTCTTCAGCTAATACAGGCAATATGCTTACCTTTGGCTTTGTGTCTAACTTTACTACATTATCTAGCACATTTATACCCCTATCACCATGTAGTTAATCCGACACGTTTCCAGATAGCCGTAGAGCCGTCAAAAGAACCGGTACAAATATAGATATAGTTTGTGTCCCACGCAATCATACCGGCAACATCTCCGGACGCTCCGGTACTAGATGACGGCGTAGCTTGCTTTGTCGCCATTTGTCGAAAAGCACCATCTAACGATATAACTGCATATTTTTTTGAAGCATCCCATAGCACAATCCCATCTTCAGATGGGTTATCATCTGCTGTTTTATGGTAAAACCGTGGCAAGGCACGACGTAAATAAGTGCTAAGACTTATGCCCCATGCTTTTACGTCATCGCCAATGGGTGGTAAAACCGGAGCAGCCATTA